AGATATTGACCTGAAGAACCAGTAGAACCACTGGCAGCGATAGTTCCTGTAATAACTGGACTGTTAATTGTTGGACCAGTTGCAAAAACAAGTGAACCTGAACCAGTCTCATCGGTAACTACTGCGGCTAGGTTAGCCGATGTTGGCGCACCAAGGAATGTGGCTAGTGAGCCAGTTACTCCATGCGCACCATCAGTTAATGCAGTATTGTAATGCGTTTGAGTATCTGTTAAATCTTGGGCTGTAATAACGTGACGTATTACTGCACCCACTGCGTGAGATTGTGGCGTTGATCCGTTAAAACCACGAGTAATGCTAATAGTTGTACCAGATACTGCCGTTACCAATACAAGTTCTTCTGTTGCTGCGTTGTAGTCAATCGCCAACACAAATGGAAAACTGCTTGGATAACCAATCGGGGATGTATTGAGTGTTGCTGTTGTAGAACCGCTGGTTATTGCTGAACCAAGGGTATTGTCTACAGCAACTGCTGAGTAGTATCTTGTCACTGATTATCCTAACTTGTGTAGTGCGTGCGGGGTGGGAACTGGGCTTCAAGACGACGAATCTCAATTTGTAAACGCGCTTGATAAAGATTTTGAATTGCACGGCCAATGTTGACTGCTGAACCAATTGGGTTAGATTGACTCATTGCATCTGCTTCTGCGGTTAGTGCTGGTACACGACCAAAATCAAGATACATGGCAGTACGATATGCGGCTCCAAGGACAATGACTTCACGTGCTGAATCTGATAAACCAGTCATAGAAAAATCATCGTTATCATATTGAATAACAGTTGGCTTTTTTGTATAAGTTACCATGACGGGACGACCAGGAATAATACCCTCACGGATAGAAATAGTCTTACCACTGTTCCATACCAATGGGTTAGCAGTACGATCTACACGATAATGGCGAATAGGCAACCATTCTTTAGAAGGTCCAATGGTGCGCCATGAGGCAGCCAATACATCTATACATTCATCTGGCAGAACATAAGTTGTTACTGCTGCTTGAAAGTTAAAAATTGTGTAATAGGTACCAAACAAATCTGGATATACAGCATCAATTGCTTGTTGCAAATTGCGACGAATTACTGAGCGTGGGAACGACGGAGTAATTGTGACTCGTGTACCAGCCGTATGAACTGCAGCGGTTGTATCACGAAAGCCACGACCATATGTTGGAATAGTGGCTGTGTTAGTTGTACGGTCAAATGAGTCAACCCAGATCAATTCATCATCAATTTCAACCAAACCACGAGTTAGTACTGTTCCATCGGCAACTGTAAAGGTTAGGTCGGTTGCTGTCATTGGAGCGGTTAGGTAGGTTGCTTGATCCTGGCGATTGGTATAACCAGTAAGTGATAAAGCAGTTTCGTCAATAAGGTCTACAAATAAAGTCATGATGCTATCAACGATGCTGCTAGATTTTCGCCAAGACCATATGTGCCAGCCAATGAATTTAAAATTCCTGGCATATCAATATTGTAGTTTGGCTTAGTAAAACGTTTTCCGTAAAGGTAGTTAAGCGCACCCTCAGTATCTAAAGGGGTTGTGGTACCAGCCCAAACATTTGCAGCACCTTGTGTATCAAGGGTTGGTACGCCATTAACTAATGTACCTGCCAAACGATTCATACTGTACTGCAGACTTGGGGGCGTCGTCATTTACTTACCTTTCGTTGGATGTGTCTTGTGCCATTTCTTAACAGCGGCTACGCCGCCAGCAATGGTTTTAACATCTGCCTTCTTAGTTAAATCAATTTTCTTAAATGTTGTTTTCTTTGAGCCAGGATGGTTGACAACAATGTCACCATTGCTGGCTTTGGTAATTACATGCTTTTGATTGCCAATTGTAATTGTGTCAGTAACCGCTTGCTTTGCAGCACCGCGTGTTTTGACTACTTTGTTGGCCATGTAACTGTGCCGCCGACGCCTTCATACTCACCATAAGGTGTTTCAGTTGGCTTGCCGTCTAGTTTGCCAGTTGCCTTAACTGCATTGTTATTGCATCCACATGAAGCGCACATATTATTTACCACCTTTTTTCTGAGGCATTGCTACCTTCTTTAGATTTGGATTTGCTTTCTTTGCTGCTGGTGAAGCCTTACGAGTTGAAGATGCAAGGATTGCTCCTGCTGACTTCATTGATACGCCAGACTTTTTAGCGATTGACTTTTGAGCGGCTGCGAAGCCCATACCCTTTTTTGCTGCTGCCATTTACTTGCCTTTCTTGATCTTGGCTACAAGTGCTTTATCCATTTTCATATCAGCCTTAGCAGATGGCTTCTTCTTATCCATCGCAGCATCGGCTTTTTTAAAGGCTGCCTTTTGTGCTGGCTTTAATCCTTTAGTAACTTTTGCGTCTTGCTTTTTATCATTCATAGCCATTAGATAACTCCAGTTTCTTTCATTACAGAAGCGGTTTGCTTAGTAATCTTTTGTGCCGCAGGCATAACTCCAGCATCAAATGCTGCGCCTAGTTTGTCGCTTGCTTCCTTGGCTTCAGCAACTGCTTTCATTGTTGTACCAGCGGGTTGTATGCCCTGTGAGCGAGCATCTGCATAAGCGTTTAGTTCAGCATCCCACTTCTTTTGAGACATAGAATCAGAACGTCCAGCGTCACCAGTGTTAAGTTCTAATGTCCTAATCTTGCAAGCAAAACACCCGTCAATATAATCATTATGCTGACTATGATCCGATGGTGTTTCTGGATAAACTGGTAATTCGGTATACGTTTCATAACATTCGGCACAGCCGTATTTAGAAGGAATGCTATTGTATTTTTCATCAAAGCCCCATTCAAGAACTTTGCTTGTGTGTTGATGATTCATTCTTCACCTGTCTAAAAAAATCTAAGTTGCGTTGAATACGATCTGTTTCTGGACCGTTGCCTATTACCGCTTGTGTAGCGAAGGCTATTGCTTCATCAATATGCTTGAGGTTGTAAGCAGCGATTGATGCAAGGTCATAGGCTTTCCAGTCCCAGATTGCTGATTCGTAGCAATAGTGGGTTGAACGAGTACGTTCCATAACGTTAATAGAAGCATCTAAACATCTGCTCCAATTTTGATTACGGTAAGCATGAATTGCTACTCCATACCATGGTTCGCCTTGTGTGGGAAGAATTTGTACACCTTTGTCATACCAATCTCTGGCATCATCTTCTTTGCCAAGTTGGTGACTAGCCTCACCTGCCCATCGGCAGACAGCGGCTTGTTCTACATCCCAGCCATTGAGTGGTAATTGTTTTTGAGCGGCGTCAATAACATCTTGCCATCGTTGGTGGAAATAATATTCTCTGCACATGTAAGTCCACATGCGCGGATCATGCGGCAATTCTTTGACTGCCATTTCAAGTAAATTTAAATATAATCCTCTGGATTTGCTTTCATCGGGAAGATGCTTAATAACTGCTCCCCTGATGTCACAATCTTTAACTTCATCTTTGCCGTAGTAGATTTGAACTTCATGACATGGATATTTCCAATGCCACCCAAAGCGCGAATGAAGCCTGTCCCTTTCCCACTTTTGCCCAGTATCCATACTGATCCATCCCAGATGTACACCTGGCTTCCAGCCACGTCGTACTTTCTGGAAAAAATTTTCTTCAGGTACTTCATCCATATCAAGAATAAGGCAAACATCGGCATCCTCTGGAACAAGTGATAAGGCTGTGTTGCGAGCCACATCAAAGCGAAACGGATCTAAATGTATTTGATAAACGGTTATACCCAATTCACGCATTTTATCTTGGCTGCCATCGGTAGATCCAGTGTCAACTACAATGCGATAATCCGCATCTTTTGTAGCCTCTGCGTAACGCTCAATATGTTTAATCTCATTTTTACAAATGGAATAAACGGCTATCTTGGGCATACGCTATTCTATCACATGCCACCAAAAAGCAAGCCAGAAACAATTGGATCCATAGCGTGGTTTGGAGCAGTCAAGTTACCCGCTGAGTCAATCTTTGCCAATACCGCACCGCTTGAGTTTTGCCATTCAGTAAGGTTGGCAGTTTGGGAAGCATTACCTTGAACTACTATTGGGGTAATAGCGGCAGTTGGGGCAACGACAGAAACAACTGCTGAGATTTGAGCGGTTCCGCCAGTACCAGCAACGTTGGTAAATCCTGAACCTACTACGGTAAAGGTGGTAGATGTTGCAGCATTTATTGTCCAAGTACCATTGTAAGTACCGCCAGTAACACCAGCAACAGTTACCTTTTGTCCTAGTTGAACTAATGAAGTTCCGCCATAAGTAAAAACCGCAGCAGTTGCGGATGTATATGCAGCCGATGTAAGAGCAATTGTGTTTGAACTTACTAAAGATGAACCGCCTGAATATAAATGACCAGCAGCATTAACACCTGTTGTTGTTACAGATGATGCGTTTCTAAATACTGCTACATCTGCGCTTTGCGTTGAGTTGTAAGGATTTACCGTAAGCGCAGATTGAGTTTGTAAACCAGGTTTTGTAGTTGTTCCTGATGATACAGTTAAAACTGTAACGTTTGCTGAGCCATATTGGTTTACGCTAAAGTTACCAGCATTAATAAAGTTTGCTGTTCCACCAGAACCTTGAGTTAAAGTTAATATTGGTGTTGTGGAACCTGTTGCTGGAGCAATTGCTTGTGGTGCGGCAAATGTATTAGTAATAGCCAATTCAGGCACAACGGTTGTATCTACAATCAGGTTACTTGCTGAAGTAGTAAGTCCTGTGCCAACATTGAGTGCAACAGTTTGTGTGCCTGAGTTATAAGTAACTGGGGCAGTTGTTGCTACTACACCTGTCGGACCTGTGGCACCTGTAGAACCATTTGTGCCATTAGTTCCCGCTGCTCCAGTTGCACCTGTATTGCCAGTTAATCCTGTTGACCCTTGCGGACCTGTTGCGCCAGTTGAGCCTGTGTTTCCCGTAGCACCCGTTGGTCCTGTAGACCCTGTGTTACCAGTAGCGCCAGTGGCACCAATGGCACCAGTAGAACCAGTATTGCCAATAGCACCTGTCGCACCCGTGTTTCCCTGAGAACCTGTATTGCCTTGAGAGCCTGTCGCTCCAGTAGCCCCTGTAGGCCCTGTGTTGCCCTGTGAGCCTGTATTACCCGTTGCCCCAGTATTACCTGTGGCTCCAGTGTTTCCTACCGCTCCAGTAGGTCCTGTTGAACCTGTTTGCCCTTGCGAACCAGTATTGCCAGTAGGACCAGTAGGGCCAGTGATACCAGTGCTACCCGTGTTACCTTGCGCACCAGTTA